CTGGAGTGTAGCGACCCATATATCTATACCATTCATAGGCATTCTCGAAACTTCTAGACCATTCGCGGGCATGACTGGAGCGTAGCGACCCTAAGTCACATGAAGTTCCGTGATTTTTTCATCATTTCAACTACAAACATGTCAATCTCACCAAACAAAAAGGATTTTCTCTGCTACATTGCGGGTGGTCTCAGTACTCTCATGGATTCTTCCATGATTTCTGAAGAGATTTATAATAGCCAAGACGATGATATTGAAATGTTCATCAAACACGAACTATTAGATGGGTCATCATTCTCAGAAATTAAGTTTTGTGAAGTCATCAAGACCATAAATGATGGAACTCTCAAGGAACTACTCAAGTATTTTGATGATAGAGACATAGATATCTCCCGAACTTATATCGAGAGTTGCCTAGTACCCACAGACCTCCCTGAAGAACTCCACAAGTTTACGGAATGTATAGACTATAAAGAAATACATTCATTTGAGGACTTCCTAGAACTATAGAATTTTAATACATATCCGAATCTTTTTTTGTGTTTATTTACATATCCGTAATCTACGTCTTAATATATATCAGTTCCTATATGAATGTTTATCTTATAAAAAAGATTTTTCAAAAAAAAAGTCAGTATCTAAAGAAGTGTACAGATGATATAAAATAAACTCATTTTTTATTTGTTAATAGTAATGGAACTCACATTTAAAGATACTTTAATGTATTATCAAACATCATTGCGTAATGTAGGATTGTATACATCTATATCATTGGCTTTATTGGGTGTATCAAGATTTTATCGTGGAAAAGATAATTTTGTTTACAACACTTCATTTATACTTATCAGTATGATTACTCTATTTTTAGCATTCTCAATATTAAAAAACTTGAACCTTCACGTATCAGTATCAAAGGAAAATCTAAAAGATGAAAAACAACGGGTGATAATTGATGAATGGTTAGCAATCTCTAAAATATTACAATTTGTTTTAATAATTATTTCACTCTTCTCAGTCTATACATTTTATCGACAAATGTAAAACTCACTCATTTTCCTGTGTTTCAATCACAGTAAAAGAAGTATCTGATTCATCCTGTAATAGTTTACGTAAACGTTCTGTAATATCTTCACTTTCGAACGTTGCATCAGGTAATTCAGTATCTAACACGTCTCCGTGTGTCATACACAAAGGACATGGTTCGGTTGGAATGACACCAATCTCATGTGTATGTTCAGGTTGAATCTTTTTGGGTTTAACTTCTTTTTTTTCACGTTTTTTCTTTTCTTTCTTCTCCACACGTTGTCTGGTCTCAGAATGCATTTTACAGAATTTAGAGTCGATGCATGCTCTATTGCGGCAAGGAACACCTTTACCAGTCACACCTTCACATATTATTCGCACCTTCTCTTCACCCTTAAGACAGGCAATCTCTTTACGGAGATTTTGAAGAGTGCTCAAAATTTCGGTAAGAGTAGATTCTGGTATTGACATCGTTCAATTCAGATTAATTTTTGTGTCTAATCACCTAACTTAGGTATTTATCGTCTGCGTCTTCGTGGTCGCGCTTTTTTTGTTGCGCGTACCGCCTTCTTCTTCTTCATCATTTTCATGGCTATAGTGGCTATGACAATAATCATTATAAGAGTAAATCCACCAATAAACCAGTATTTATACCTAGATAAAAATGAATCGGTGCCATTAATCATAGATCTATTTCCATTTAGTGGTCCTGGCTGTGCTGCTGTAGCGTACGGTTCCATTTATATTATATACATATTTTATTGTTGAATTGGTTTAACTACTGGTTTTTTATCAGTGAGAGCTGGGTCAAATGATGTACCCTTTTTAGAATTTTTTATAACTTTCTTAGCAACCGGTGTACACCCTTTAGGACACTTCTTATCTTTCTTAGTCTTCTTATCTTTCTTAGTCTTCTTACCAGTTTGAACCTTCACATGATCGTATAAACTAAAACGCCTCTGTTTTAAGACTATACTGAGAAATATGATACCCACAATTACACCAATACTATATAATATTTGACTACGATACTCTGTAAAAAATGATTTATTTACATTATTTGTATTAGAGTTGATTACGGGAACTCTATTACCATTTAATGGACTGGGTTCTGATACTGTTGCATAAGGTTGCATTTATAATAAGTCTACATTTTTATCAAACGATGTTTTGATAGAAATTAGGTGAGTTTTTGTTATGTTTTAATATATAATTATTTTTCGTCTTCTGAGTCAGAATCGGAATCCGATTCCCCCATTGGAAGGGGCTCGCCATCCATTCCCTCTTCATCTGATTCAGAGTCAGAGTCGTCATCTTGACCTTTGAGGGATTCGATAAACCTCAGTTGGCCTGTAAGATAGAGAACTAAGGTCGCAATACCAGCACCAAGAGCGATGAACATCATCATTTGTTGAGTATCGGTTTTCATTGTTATTATACTAACTAACAATATTTTTTTTCGTGGAATATAATAAATGACACGATCCGTTCAAACTATTCTTCTGGAAGCTATAATAATTGGTTTAATGAATGTAACTATATTCTATATATTAAAAAATATCAAGGGACTAGACACCTTGTGGGTACTCTTCCTGAGTGGTGCACTGATTCATATTATATTTGAATATACAGGTGGCAACAAATGGTGGTGTGAGCAAACTTACAAATTATAGGCGGGCCCAGAATTATACACCAGAGTCCTAAGAACATTCTGGCGATTCCTATAGTCTGAAATCTCCTGTTCTAAATTTCTCTTCAATTCCAGCACTTCGGCTCTCTTCTCCCCGATGCGCTGGTTTTCGTCCCTTTTATAGTCCCAGTAGATCTGTCGCTCATACCCTTTACTTGTGCACCATTTAATCTCATTTTCATTATGCCCATAGGCCCGTAGAGCTTCTAAAGATGGGCCAGTCTGTATATAATTCTCAAAAGTCCATTCATTTAAATCATCTAGTGTTTCTCTACGTCCTGCACGGTGTTGCCAATGACATAGTCGCTTAATAGCGTCTTCCCTGACCTTTTTAGTAACACGTTGAATCGGTTTAAGGATTTTCAATGATTGGTCTGCAATTTGCATATCTTCCAGTAATTTACGAATGATATTTTCATTCTGAGCCGATTCATCATACCAATCTGGTTGAAAAGGAACTCTCCTGTTATCCCTAACGGGGGGGTCGTCTTTACAAGGGATTTGATCATGTACCATCTTCAAATTGTCACACATTTCCAAGTAGGTGCCTTCTGGGATCAACTTGGAAATGTCATCCAAACTTTGCATGATACTACGTAAACTATCCATATTTGTTATATTGATTTTAGCAATGTTGGATCTCACTTAGGTTTCACATTTCATACAGCTTATCTTCTGCATCTTCTAAATTATCAAGACGTCTCACAATCTCTTTACGATACTTTTCTCTGAATATATTCTCAATGTAAATATAATTCTTTGCCATACTCATTATATCCTCATCATCTAAACCTAATTCAGTGGGTGTATGCTCTTCTGGTAAGATATTATTGCATAAACAATAGTGTCTAAAAGCGATTTCTTTGATGTTCTTGGTTTTATTCTTTAGGGGTTCAATTTGATTCAACTCTTTGCGTAAATACTCTATATGACCACCTATATAATCAATGTCCAAATGTAAAGCCTTATTGATGTAGAAAGTATAAAAATATTCATATGTCTCCATCGTCGGACCAATGTGGGGTACATCAAATATTTCATAATCAAAAAAGAATTCGGGTTCAGCTCTTCGAGAGTATACTTTCTTTAAACGGTTACATATATCTAAATAATCCCCCTCTGGTAATTTATCAGAATGTTTATCAATCAATTCCATAACTTCAGATAAATCATTCATACTTGTATATCTCTACCAAATTATGTCTAAGCCAGTTAATTCTTTTCTAATGACATGTAATGTATAAAACAACCTATGATAAGTCCGAATGCCAAACTGGTATAGTGCATATAGGATACGGGAACTTTCATAGAGCACATCAGGCCGTGTATATAGATGATTATATGGAAAAAACAGGAGATCTCAGGTGGGGGATTGTTGCTGTAAACCTCCGAAATGAAGGGTTTCGTGAAATAAGTGATTATATTGTAAAGACCCCCTCTCAATACAGGGTCGTTAGGTCGCATCTCGACTATATAGATTGGACAAAGAATAGGACTGTAGCCAAACATATGATTACTTTACCGAGTGTACATCTCATTACCATTACAGTAACCGAAAGTGGTTATACACCCGAATCACCTCTATTTGAATACCTGGCGTGTGGACTCAGAAACCGCCAAAATCCTATTACTATATTGTGTTGTGATAACATCCGCCAAAATGGTGTAGTTCTCGAAACACAATTCTTAGCATATTTGTATCATACGAACCAATATGATCTCGTAAATTGGGTCAAGGATAATGTCAAATTCCCTTCATGTATGGTCGATCGTATCACACCCCGATCAACTCCCACATTTACTAAAGAAGTTAATGATCTCTTTCCAATATACAATCAGACACCTGTACAAACGGAAGAATATTCACAATGGGTCATCGAAAATAATTTTGTAACCGAATTCCCAGATTTAACTAAAGTGGGTGCTGTTATCACCAATGATATCGAACCATATGAAGAGACAAAGATCCTTATACTCAATGGTGGACATACATCTCTCGCTTATATGGGTGTATTATCAGGCTATACAACATTTGATCAAGTGATGAATGATGAAGTACATCGCAAACATTTCAAACAACTCCAAAATGAAGAAATTGCACCATCAATTGATATAGAATTACCGTTTGATGTATATGAATACATTGATGAAGTAGAAGAAAGGTTATCAAGTGCCACGAATTTAGATCATTTAGACCGGATATGTATGGATGGGTTCACAAAGTTTCATACATTCGTCGTACCTTCTATGAGAAAGTGTCTCGAACAAACGAAACGTCCTATACATATCTATAAAAGTATAGCTGCATGGTATATCTATTCTAGAAAGTTTGCGAAAGGATGTACACAAATTAAGTATAATGAACCAAATTGGGCGTTTTTAGAACCCCTTTTACGAGATGGAGCCATTGATTTATTTGTTTCAAATGAACGGTTATGGGGAGATATACCGAGAAAATATGTAACATTTACAAGAGATCTAAAAAGTATATTACTCTCACAAACGTATGAAAAAGAAATAGATTTACTCGTAGAAGGTTTTACTTAAAAAATTAAACTTCGTAGTCTATAAGGATGGCCGGTAGATTCGATATAGTTACTACCGGTCAACAAGATGTGTATTTGACAGGTGATCCTCAAATGTCACATTTTCTCTCTCGATTTAAAAGACATACTCATTTCGCATTTGAAGTTAATGAATGTCAATTTGATGGTCTCGTAGATTATGGTGGAACCCTTAATTGTAAAATCCCACAATCTCGTGCAGACTTCATCAAAAATATTACAATTAAACTCGCGAGGGACTCATTATTACCTCGAGGTACATCATGGTGTCCATCATTCATGTCTCATCTCATAGAATTTGCGGAACTGTATATAGGTGGGAGGTTGATAGAGAAAATCACAGGTGAATATATTTACCTTTATCAACAATTACGAAATAATGATTATGATACAAGACAAACATTATACTTTTTAACAGGTCATGGTGACCTATTAGATATTTATGATAAGGAATATATATACTTCCTAGATTTACCATTCTACTTTTATAGGAATCCAGAATTATCGATTCCTATATGTGCATTATCTAAACAAAATGTAGAAGTTAACATAAAGTTAAGAAAATTTAATGAAGTTATATTAGATCCCTCATCTTATGGGGGTAAAATTAATCGTATTTCTCTCAATGTAGAAAATATTTATGTCACACCAGAAGAAAAATCGTTTTTTATGTCGAATGAAATTAATCATCTGATCACACAGTTACAAATATCGCGATTTAAAATGAAAAATAATGAATTAAAAAAGGATATACTCCTCAACTTACAAAATCCTGTAAGAGAGATGTTTTTTGTTTCACAATCAAATGTTTCGGTAAACAGTAATTTTTCAAATCAATATAATACAATTAAGAATGTAAAATTAAAATTAAATAACGAAATACTTTTTAATAAAACAGGTAAAGAAGTGGGATACGACCACGTATTAGAAAAATACATGAACTCTCCAATAGCGAGTAATTTCGGTGGACCGATCGAAATAGAACAACGGAAATTTGGCCCCTGTGTATTTGGTCACCATTCATTTGCCTTAAATCCTATGAAACCCGGACCATCGGGTCATATTAATATGTCTAGAATAGGACATAAATTATTAAGTATAGAAATTGAACCTCTATCAAATATTAATATTAATACACTCAGTACAAACATTGTTACAGAAAATTTCATAATACCTTTCACTAAAATAAGGGTTAACCAAATCCCATTCACGGATATTGTCACAGAGAATACACAAACCATAACAACTACACCTGTAACCATTACAAACAACATCGTCAGGGGATTCAACAGATTGACTACGACGGTTAGCACTATTATTCAAAATACATCCAGAATAGGGTTGTCTTATAATCCTGTTCAACCCGGAAACGGATCGGGGGGGACAACATCTACGGTAAGTACTCAGCCAACGGGTGTTGTTAATGTCTTTTTTGTCTCATCGGTTGATGGTATACCGGTAGTTAATACGAATATAATATCATCTTCCACAGTTACAACTCTTCAAGACGTTGTGGAAGGAACCCTCACTGAGACAACTGGGCAAAAAACTAGCATTTCGACAGCATCTGAAGACTTCTCCAACGTATTCATACGTACAGGTGTATTACCCATCATTAACAATCCCACACAAATAACAATTGTAAATACAAATTCATCTGAAAACACTAGCACACCAGTGAGAGTTGTAGGAAATATAGACACTTTATTATTGAATTCTGTAGATTCCACACCGGTAATAACTACACTTAGTACCTCTTCGTCTGGTGCGACACAAAACCCTGATGGACCTACGTTTTCTGGGGGAACTACTACACTCAATGACCTCATAAATTCAACTGTAATTTTCTCACTCACAAATCCGATATATGATCAAACGTCGCCGGGTAATGTGACGTCCACGTCGGCGGCGACGGTTGGGGGTGGCGGGTCCGGCAATACTTTTATTCGTACAACAGCATTAACTAATATAAGATTTGACACTTATGGTGATGAAACCGCAGCGTCAAATCATGGATCATGTTCTCAAATGTCTAGAAATGGGGAGCGTATTATTACTACCCATAATGACAGTTTTCTTGGTAACGATTCATCCATCTATAGACATATTCTGGGAATTCCACAACCGTTTAGAAAGGGAGGCTCGTTTCAAACACCCGGACCTTTAGTAACGGTAGGTGAAACTTATATTAATGAACGTTTCGTATCAGTCAAAGATGCTCGTCTCAACGCCAGCTCGCTATCGGGGGGGAACTACTCATTTTACTTTCATCAATCGGCTAAAAAAACTGCAACTAATTTGGATGGATCTATAATAGCAGGATCTAATTTTTATCCAATGAATTATGTTGGATTTTCATCGGATACGACCTCGGGTTATAGAGATGCGATTGATATTTGGGGTTATACCGAGAATTGGGCCGCAAACCAGGCCGGTAATGGAAGTTGGGCCAGAACAGACCAACTCGCTAAACCAGCGGGTATGAATGAGTGTAATTTCGGTCACAGTATAAGCATGAATGATGCAGGAGATAGGTTCGCCGTGAGTGGAGTTGCGTATTTTATTGACACGGAGACGCTCACCGGGCAGGCTAAGGCAAGAGTCCAACCACAGTACGGGGTCGGGTCCTGTAATAAAGTAGTTATTTATGATTACGATGGGAGTTCATGGAATTCCACTGTAATTGATTTACCCGCTAATAATCAAAATCATGGTATACAAGTCGCATTGTCGGGTGATGGTAACACGTTATGTGTGACCCATCATGGTAATAGTACCGGTTACATTGAATGTACCGGTAGGGTATTCGTGTACACCAGCCCCGAAGGCATGTCCCAATGGAGTGGGAGTGAAAAGATTCTGCCATCTGGTAACCAGTATTTTAATAATGTTAATTCTATGTTTGGTAGATCAATATCAGTGAATAGGGATGGGACAAGACTTGTCATAGGAGCACCAGGTTGGGGTGGTGGTCGTGTATTCCTGTATCATTTAGTGACGTCCTTTGGCTTCGACGCCATCGAAGAGATTTCCTCATATGTGGGCTATAGCGGGAGCACAGGTATAACCGGTCAATTAGTCTTCGGTTTTGGAAATGGGGTAGCCATCAGTTCAGATGGTACACGAGTTTTAATATCGTCAATACAGGGGCCGGTAGAATTATGGAACCTTGCCGACTACCCTGCTACTTCCGGGCCGTCATCAAGTTTCAACTCTTATAATTATGAAAATGGACCCTTCAATGGAGTAAATGATATATCTGATGTTTCCATAAATGAAGATGGTACTAAATATGCATTTAGTTCGGGGTCTCAAACGGGTGGTGGAGGGGGTAGTGAAAAAATTTATGAAGGTGGTAGCGCTGGCGTTTTTGCGAGCACAGGAGCCGCCGTGCGCGAATTCGAACAAAATTCAGCATATGATTTTCGTACCTTTAGATACCCGGAAACTAGTTTTTTCTCATATACAATTCTACGTATGCCACCATATGAGGTGCAGATTCAACTAGATTCAATTCCCTTTATTACCACATCAACAGTAATAACTCCCTTTGACACTACTGAACAAGTGACAGTCGGAGATGAACGTGTAGAGGAGACTAATGCATTAAGTGATGATACCATAACTGGAGTAGAGAACACTACAGTTACAATAGAAGGTATTCGTAGTCAAACTGAGATCACGGCGACGGGGTCTTTAGTTACAGTACCCATAGTCCCCGACCAAGAGCATGACACACGTGTGTACGCGGTGAATTACAATGTACTCACATTCCGAGATGGTTTAGCAGGTTTAAGATTTTAATTGTGTATAATAGTAATGGCTGGTACTGTTCAACTTCAATCGAGAGGTTCACGGGGAAATGAATTTACGATTAATCCGGAATATTCATATTTCCGTGAAGTGTATAATAAAAGTAAACATTTATCTATTTTTTCCAGAGAATTATATGCAGAAACTAAACCAGATTTTGATAAAATTATTAAGTTTGTAATCCCACAAAATTGTGGTACGTTTTTGACAAAACTTTCATTGAAGGTAAAACTTCCCGGTATACACACACCTGATATTTGTTATATTGAATCAGTGGGTCATGCAATTATCGAGTATGCAAAGTTGTATATCGGTGGTGAACTAATACAATATATACCTTCCGATTATCTTCAAATATACTCAGAACAAAATATATCGCTCACGCATCTATATACCCTCGAAGAACGTATCGGTAAGTACCCCATAAGAGTAAATACAGTCCCTGTATCAGACAAACGAATACTAGCACACAATACTATAGGAAAAGATGGTGTTGATGTAGAAATGATTGCTGAACTTCCATTTTATTTTTATAAACATCCTGAATTAGCCTTACCTATTTCTTCGATACATAAACAGTTAATAGAAGTTGAAATCAAACTACGAGACTATAAACAACTTCTCACTGATATAAATGGAACTTATCCTATAAATAATATAGATCAGGGAAGTCTACTTGACGCAACTCTTTCGACCGAATTAATTCTTACAGAAAAGAACACTCGCGACAGTCAAGATTATATAATAACACAGATTCAAGAAAATATTTTCCAATTCGATGCAGATGAAAATGAAAAGAAGTTTGTATTAGACTTGGTAAATCCCGTTAAAGAACTTTATTTTGTAATCCAGAGAGAAGGTGTCTCACCCTTTGACTATGATAATTCCGAAGCATTTATAGATGATACATATATTTTATATGAAAATCTTAAAAAACTTGAATTAAAATTGAATGATCATAATATGATTTCGGGTAAAGTAGGAAACGTACAATTTCTTAAGGCTGTTCAAAGTCGCATTCATCATACAAGAACACAACTGATCAGGCGTTTTTATTCTTATAGTTTCGCATTAAAACCGGAAGAATGGTATCCAACTGGTCAAATTAATTTAAGTCTTATAAAAAATAAAATCATTGAAATTGAATTATTTAGATGTATTCCACCTACACAGAGAAAACTAAAGGTATACGCATTGAGTTATAATACATTAAGATTGTGTAAAGGAACCATGAAATTGTTATATTAAAAAAATAAACCGATATATAAGAATGGGTGAAGCGTCGAATATTGCACTTAAAGCTATTGGAAAGCAGGACACACACCTACTTTCCAAAGATTCACCATTTTTACCAAGAGGTAATTTTAGGCATTCAAATTTTATAAAATATCACCGAGATAGAAATATTACAAATCCAGGTGTTGTAGAGGGATGGCCTTTTGGACAAACTTTGAAAATTCATTTCAATCCGAAAAATATGGGAGACTTACTGAGTAATATGTGGTTAAGTTTGAAATTACCTAAATTGGATGATGTAGAAGCTTTAACAACAAATTACGCAGATCAAGTGGGTAGACATATACTCAAGAGTATTACGATGTATGTAGACGAAATCAAAGTAGAAAAAATTGATGACAATTGGGGAATCATACACGATGAATTGTACCTGGAAATATCTGAAAAGGTCGCAAACGCATATTTACTGAATAGAAATTTACGTTATGATAATGCAACCATCTCACAGTATGGGGAATTAGCTAGGTATGAGACCGAAGTGATGATACCTATCCCATTCTTTTTTTCCAGGAAGTATACGAGTGATGAATATAAAATAAATGAACCAAACAAACCATATTTTCCAGTATGTTCGATACACAAACAGAAAATTACGTTCGAACTCGAATTTCATAAACAATCATTTTTTACGGACACTACTGGATCACTAACACTTGATCATTTTGATTTAATTACAGAAGAAATTACTGTATCCGATGAAGAAAGAATATACATGATGGGGGAACCACTTAAAATAATCACGGATTTTGTTGAACGACATCCATCGACGAAATCCATATTGGGGGAGGCTAATGTGACAAATAATCTCGTACCAAACATTCCCGTAAAATGTCTACACTGGTTTTTCAGGAGAGATACATTTGAAAACGATGGTATAGCTCGCCAGTCGTCTGTCACAAATCAAGAAGAATATTATTATCAGAATCGTTTCAACTTTTCGACATCTCCGTCTTTTGGTGCATCGACATCTTTTTTCAAGTCCGTTATGAAATCAGGATTCCTATATCTACTTGGTAGTAGACTTCCAAATATAACAGATGCGACATCTCACTACTATAAGTATAAGATACCATCAGATACACGTTTAAGTATTCCAACTCGTAATATATACACATACAGTTTCGCGATTCGTCCAAAAAATTCTGATCCATCGGGTGTTCTCGATTTTAGTGGTATTAAGTCAGATAAAACTATAATTGATATGGAATTAACTGATGTTTCGAATGTATATTCAATGCATATGTA